GTTTCCCGGCCCCTAAGGGTGGTGTACCCACTTCTGCTCGATATGAGCATCTGACCACGGCTGTTTTGCGGTGTTCAGAGTCTTTTACACTAAACTATAGGAGCTCGCAACTGTGTCCAGAACTCGTTCCACGGTCTATTATGATACTTCCACCCCGTGCAGCTGGGACTGGTACTATGGTGATCCACCGGCTTTTGCCGGTCACTATGTACTCGGTTCCCAGTATGCATACAAGGAGAAGTCCATCATAGATGTCGTGACGACGAACTATGGCGAGTTGGTGAGAAGCGGGGGATTTCGTCCAATCAATCCGGTTTCCATTTTCACGTTCGAGAAATCGAATGTGCCGATGGTAGGTCGGGCTGATAATACGAGTATTTCTCCCCCTGCTGCCTCCTATTTCGTTGGTGGAGGTGACCCATTTGACTGGGTTGGTTTTACCTACGCCACCGAGTATGTCTACAGTAACTCCGACGTCGACGCCTGTGTTATTAAGGCGTTGGCGAAGGCTAAGCAACCGGATTTGGACATTCTCACCTTTTTTGGTGAGTTGCCTTTGACGGTTGAGTTGCTACAAAACGCATTAAACCGTTTTTATCGGTTGGGCGTTAAAGTTGCTCGTAAAGCGCGGAAGCGTGAAATTGCTCGTGCTCGCAAGAGACGGCAAGATTACGACTATGCTAAGGCTCTGTTAGAGTTTAACAGTCTTTGGCTTGAAGCGCGTTACGGGTGGCGACCTCTGGCTTATGATGTCCAGTCGATTTTGAAAGCCCTAAGCCATAAAAGCGAAGGACTTCTTTCACGTCGATCACACACCATGACCATCGATATATCGGAGACCAACTACGATGCTAAGCACTTCGCTTCCAACTCCACCTGGAATTTAACCCAGAAACGAGAAGGAAAGTGTAAAATACGGGCTGTTGTCTATTACTTAGATGACATGCCCGCGCTAGGTGCGAACCCGTTAGTCACTGCATGGGAGCTTACTCGCTTCTCATTCGTGATTGATTGGTTCATTGACATCGGATCGTGGATACAAGCAATTTCTCCACGGGTTGGTTTTGCAGGTAAAGGCATATCAGTTTCAGTGGTGCGAGACTACAGTGACACGTATACAACTACTGTTACTGGAGAAGCCCCTTGGAGTTACTCAATGAGCACAGCCACTTCGGTACGAAAGTACCAGCGGTATGATCGTTGGGCCTACGAGGATATCGTTCCATTACCATCAGTCCAAGTCAATCTGAACAAATGGAAGGTAGTTGATCTCATTGCTCTAGCAATTCAAGCTAGGCACGGAGTATTGTCCGCCCTTCGTCTCTAAGATTGTTATTAAACATCCACTAAAAGGAAACGTCCTAATGGACATTACCGCTGGCGGTACCCTGTCGGGTACCTCTGCCGTCGTTGCAAAAGTGCAATCGATGGAACGGGACCGCGTGGTCTACACCTTGCCGGATCATACCGCCAAGGAACCACGGGTTGTCATCGCCACACGCTCGTTGAGCGCTGGTGGGGCAAACGGTGTGCTGAAGACGGGCTTCAAGCTCGTGTTTGGTGATCGCAACAGCGACGGCAGTACCCGCTCTGGGAACTGTATCGTCGAGATCAAGATCGCAACCCCCGATGACCAAGAAAGCAGCATTACTGCTGCGGCCGTCGTGAAAGCGTACGAGATCTTGCGTGACGCCGATTGGATGACTGGCAACATTGCGTCCGGAGACCTTCCCTTTGCGTAAGCTCAGGGAAACTCTAGTCGTTTTTGTTGTGTTCAGTTACGCCATTGGTCTTCTTGTGTTTCTGTTGACCGATGGTCTGTCCAAATACCACCTTCACACTGGTAACCCCGCTAGGAGTATCAATAATGAACGCTCGTTCAACGATGAAGGCAAACAGCAAGAGCCCGAAGCCTCGGAAGAGGCTGCAAGCAAACCCGGAAGTCGGTATTACTAACTTCCACCTTGCTGTGTGGTTTTGCCAGGAGAACTGCGAACTGTTACCCCCTGGGTTCTCAGACCTATTGATCGGGCACATCCGTGCTCGCAATATGGCTGGACTCAGAGAAATGCAGTCGCGGTACGACGTGCCACAGTTGTATGCACGTCCCTCTGACTATCATGTTGTTGCTCAAGCCCTTGCTTTAGTGTCGAAGGCTCCCACCGTTTATGGTGGTGGGGCCATAGCACAAAAAGACAAGGCAGTCAGTAAGTTTCTTTTCACTGAACTGTTGTGTCGGATTTCAACCCGGCGCCTTGATCACTACTGGAAATACCCGGAACGCGAGGATCCTACCATGAGGTTGATTTTAACCCGTGCTAGGTCTCTTGTTGACTCGGTGTTGGGCGATGTGTATGAGGCTTTGCCTCAGATAATTGCTAAGTCAAGATTTGGACCTGGAATGACTCTCTGTTCCCCCGATCCGAAGAGAACGACTCCATATTATAAGCTTTACCAGGAGTCGGACTTAACGGTGTCACCTACTGCATCTTGGTATGCCTCGCAAGTTATTCAGCAGAGCCCTCAGTGGGCCCTGAATGTGAGCGAGATTAACTGGGATACAATGACGGCACGGGTAAGATGGAAGGAGTCTACAAGCTGCAGATTGACGTTCGTCCCTAAAGACGAAACGACCTTTAGAACTATAGCAATCGAACCGTATGGGAATGTCATGGTTCAGCTAGGGGTTCACTCCTATCTGGCCCAACGACTAAAAACTCATGCAGGGATTGATATCCATAGTCAAAGGTGGAATCAGGAAGCGGCACGTTGGGGGTCTGAGAACGAAGATTTCGTTGACACCGTGTCAACGATTGACTTGTCTTCAGCTTCTGACTGTGTCTCTCCTGGTCTCATACGGAGACTGGTTCGTCCATCTTGGGTTGCACTGCTTGATGATATTCGTTCCAAGGTTTATGACCTTGACGGATCGCTTGCGGAATTCTCCAAGTGGAGTTCGATGGGAAACGGTTATACTTTTTCCCTCGAAACGTTGTTATTCTGGGCTTTAGCCCAGGCGTGTGAAACGATCTGCGGTTCAAGTAATAAAGCTCTCGCTTACGGTGATGATATCATCGTAAGTAAGGGAGCTTCGTTGCTGGTTCTTCAGGTTCTCCGTTATTGTGGGTTCAGAGTTAATCACTCAAAAACTCACGTGGTGGGGCCGTTCCGCGAATCTTGCGGGCGTGATTTTCACACTGGTGTCCCTGTTAGACCAACGTTTGTCCGTAAGCATAAGCTTATGGTCTCTGACTGTTTCAGTTTTTTGAACCAGCTAGATGTTGGTGCCAAGTTTAGCACAGACGAGTTATTCGAAACTGTGCTAAAAGCTATCCCTCCAGAACGAAGATACTGGGGTCCATCATCCGAGTGCATGGATAGTCATATCCATGCCCCCTGGTGGTGGCTCCATGAAAATAAGCCTGTTGGGTTCAAATGGAACGCGGACGGTCAGTATCACGTCCATAGGTCTTTGGATTTTATCCCGAAGATCTACCGTGGTTTTGATCCGATTCGTTACATTACTTGGCTCTACACTTTCCGCGATCGTACGTCAGTGATTGACAAAAAATCGTGGGCGCAGGTTTCTGACCTGCGAGTAGAGGTGACACAGAGGTCCCGGGGTAATTTCCGGGTTCGCAGCGCGAGG